GCTAAAGTTAGTGCTACTGCATCTTCTGCTGGTGAAGCAGCATTTACTAAACAACTTGGCGAGTTGGATGCCAAAAAAGTTGCTGGAGCAATTGAAACTAGAGATAGTGCAATTGCAACATTGAATTCATTAAACAGGCTTAATCAGTTAAACCAACAAGACTTGATTAGTGGAACATTTGCTACTGGTCGTGTAGGTGCAACAAATTTACTTTCAACACTTGGTCTTGCTAGCGGAAAAGATGTTGATAAATTGTCAGCTTCTGAAAATTATCAGAAAACTGCTGGTGATGTTATTCTTGGAACTCTTGGCGGCAAGTTGGGTGCTGGTTTTTCAAACGAAGATCGTAAATTTATTCAAAGCCTTGTTCCTCAATTGGAAAACAGTCCTTTGGCTCGTAAACAACTTATTGAATTTATGGTCAATAAGAATCAAAATATTGTTGATGAGACAACAAGACTTGAAACTTATGCTCGTGAAAAGAATTCACTTAAAGGATATGTTCCAAAAATTCCAATTGTTAATTTGTCTGGCGGTTTAAACAAACCTGTTAGCCAAATGACGAAGCAAGAATTGTTGGACGAGCAAGCTAGATTATTGGGCAAGAAAAAACCATAAGGATTAGTCATGGCAACATTAGCTGAGATTCAAGCAGAACTTCAAAAGCGTGGAGAGACAACAACTGACGCAAGTGTTTTAGAGCCAGAAGGAACTTCATACAATGAGTTCAAAAAGTTTACTGAATCTTTGTTAAAAGGTTCTGCTAAAGGTATTGTTGACATTGTTGGTGGATGGGGTAATTTGTATGACTACTTAAAGCAAAGCAAAGACCCAAACGCTTTCTCAGGTACAGGCATATCGCAAGCAATCAAAAACCTAACTGGCATCAATCTACAGTCTATAGAAGGCTATAAAGGGGCGTATGAGTTTGGTCGTGCTGGTGCGCCAGCGGCGGCTTTAACTGCTGTTGGTGTGCCTGGACTATTTAAGCCAACTGGACTTGGACTAACTGGTGAATTTGGTGTTGCTGGAACAACAGGATTATTTAGCCAGCAAGTTGCTCCAGACAGTCCATTGGCTCAATTAGCTTTGCAATCTACTCCTTATGCAGCAAAAGGTGGATTAAAAACAATTGGTGGAATGATTACAAAACCAGAAGGTTCATTTCCTTCTATTGCACAAACACAAGAATTATCAAATGTAGGACGCTTAACTCCCGGGGAACTTGGTCTTAATCGTACTCAATTGGCTACTGAAGCCGCTGTTGAAGGTACTTCTATTTCTGGTCAAAAACCAATTGAATTTAGGCAAGCTCAAGCTACTGACTTGCAATCTTATCTAACAAATTTGTTTGATAGAGCAAGTGGTAAAACACTCAACCCAATGGAAACAACTCAAGCAGTTGTTACATCATTCAATAATTATGGCAAATCTCTTGCTTCCAAATTAAAATCGGATGCACGAGTGGACTTTAATGCTGCCAAATCTGCTGGTGGACTTATTGATACAACTCCTGTTGTTGATGCAATTACAAGTAAACTTGGAGAGATTCCTCCTGAAGTTAAGGCACTTGACCCTGTTAAGAATGCCATGCAACGGATTATTGATGAATATGTAACACCTGAAATTCCTGCACAAACTATTCCATCTACAATTCTTGGCCCTACTGGTCAGCCAGCATCTGTAAATGTAATACCCGCAACCCCTGCATCAAACTTAAAAATTGATATTAATAGGCTTCAAAAGAATCTTTCAACTTGGGGTGAAGCTGTTTATTCAGGAAAAGCTGATTTTGGTAAAGGAAACATTTTTGAAGGTGTAGCGCCTGGACAAGCAAAAGGCATCTCTATGGCTGTTTTAAATGGCTTTCGAGATGCGTTAGATCAAGCTATTGCAAACAATGTTGCTGGTGCTGACAAATTAGTTGTTGCAAGAGACAAATTTAAAGCAAACATTGCTCGCATTGAACAATATTCTGATGCTCCATTAACAAAAGCATTTGATGTTAGGAATGTTACTGACCTTGTTCCTGAAGATGTCATCTCAAAACTTAAAGGTTTGCCGCCATCTCAACGTCAATTTTTAATTGATGTGATGCAGAACAGTCCCAACCCTCAAGTTAACGAAGTTCTAAGCACTATTCGTAGATCAAAATTTGATGATGTATTGAGTTCTGCAAAAGTCAAAGGTGGGGCTGCAACTGACCCTGCATTTAGCGTTAAAACAGCGTTGACAGAACTAAATAAAAAATCTGGTGAGTTTTCTGATTTATTTACAAATCCAAAAGACTTGAGTGATGCTAAATTGGCAATGAATTGGATGCAACGAGTGTTGACAAGTGAATCTCCTCAAATTGTTGGAATTAGTGGTTCTGAGGCTTATGCTTTTACTGGTGCTACTGGTGGGAAAGCACAAGTTCGATTGGCTGCTAAGGAAATTGTCCCTTTTATCAAAAATCTGGTTGCAAGTCCTGCTGATTTTGCTGATGTAATTTTTAATCCTGACTATCGCAAAGCGATGGTTGATTTGGCTACATCAAAAACCATGTCTAAAAAGACTATTAATGCTTTGACAGAATTGAGTAAAGGTTCTGCTGCCTTGGCTGTTCGTGCTGGCCCAATGTTGGAAACAACTTCTCCTGAGATGCCAAGTGAAGTACAACCTTCTTTGCCAACTGACAACAATGCAAGGCTTCAAGAAATTCAAGATGCCCTTAAAGCTCTTGAAACTGAATAAGGAGTAGACCATTGACCCAATTAGCATTTGTTTACTTGCGGCTGGTCTTGTTAAGAACATCCAAGCTGGCTGTGAACTTTACAAGCAAGCTAAAGAGTCTTTTGTCGAGATCAAACAGACTTACGATGAAGTTGCAGGAATTGCTCAAGAAGTGCATGGCTTTTGGGGTCAGCTTGTTGCGTTCTTTGGCGCTAAGTCTAAGCCTACGATTTCAACTCCAGTTCCTACTGCCAAGCCTAAAAGATCAAACTATGTTGCGGTTGACGAAACTCAAGTCAAAGTTGACATCGTTAGCAACCTCACTAAATTCTTTAAGCTCCAAGAACAGTTGGAAGCCCACATCCGAGAAGAAGAACAAAAGTCCAAAACAGTCTACGACCCCAATCAAAACCTCATGGAGGCCGCCCTCAAACGAGTAATGGCTCAACAGGAGATGGCGAAACTTGAGGTGACCATCAGAGAAACGATGGTTTACCAGTCTCCTAAAGAGATGGGTGCTTTATACAGCTCTGTATTTGAGATGCGTGAAGTAATTAGGGAGGAGCAAGAACAAGCCAGACTGAAAGAGGAGGCTAAAGAGAGGTACAAATCATGGCGACGAAGGGAAGCAAGAAGGCAGTTCCTGTTAAAAGAAGCGTACCTAGCAGTAACGGCAATATTCCTCCTGTATATATGGGCGTGGTTTCTGTTCATCAGGAAATAGGGGAAGAAATCATGGGATGGGTTGCTTGCTGTGTGCTGATTGCCTTGTTACTTCCTTTGGGTGGAATGCTGTATTTGGACATCTTGGATGCCAAGAATGAAGTGAAGGCGCAAGCCGAAAAAGTTGAACGACTAAGACGAGAAATTGAAAGGAAAGAACGTGACAAAACAACTGGAACAAAACTCTAGCTACAACCAATTTGACACCGACCATGATGGCATAGTGACTGACCATGAGTTAGCTCGATCTGAACGCATGATGATGATTGAGAACATGGACAAGATGGCTGACCAACAGCGTGTCATGGCTTGGGCGGCTCTTGGTGCGCCCCCTGCTTTGATTGCGTTTATGGCCTCTGCATGGGTTAGCTTGGAGAAGGTCAACGCCCTGAGTGGCCTGACAACTACCTACTGTGCCGCAATGGGAACGATTGTGGTGGCTTTCATGGCTGCACAAGCCTATGTCCGTGGAAAGAGTAGCGATGCGTGATCTATTGTCTGGCGTAGTAGTTCTACTGCTAACATTTGGCGGTGGCTATTGGTACGGCACACACGTTGAAGCAGAGGCTCAACAAGCTGAAGTTGATCGCCTCAATACTGAAGCCAGAGCCAAAGAACAGGCTTTAGCCACTGCTGTAACAACCACTGCCAATGCACTAAGGAAATCAGATGAAAAAGCAAGATTTGAAACTCAAAAGCGCAATGCTGATATTGATTCTGGCGCTCTCAGGTTGCGGCTTCCTGTCAAAACGACCTGCGCCTTATCAGCCACCACAGATTCCACCGTTGCCAGTGGAGATAGTGGAGGAGAAGCATCAGCCGAACTTAGTCCAGAGATTGGAAAGCGTCTTTTTGAAATAGCAGAGGAGGGCGACCGCGCCATCACTAAACTTAATGCTTGTATAACGGTGTATAACCAAGTTCGTGAAATGCTTAATGAGAAAAAGTAAAAAATGGATGATGC